GTCTTTGCCTTAGTTCATCTGTAAATGTATGGTCTGGTGATAATACATTAGGTATTCCATCTGACCTATCGCCTTTAAGTATATGTTCTTTTATATATACAACAGGGTCAACCCCATTTATATGTTTCTTTGTAATAGGACTATACTGTCGTACATTATTATATTTATGCAACTGAATAAAGTCTTTATCACCAGATATAATCATAATTTTTTCGTCTTGATACTTCTTACATAGTGTGGCGATAATATCATCTGCCTCAGCACTATAAGTTTCTACAACTTTATATGGTAAAAACTCTCTGATTTCTGATTTAATATCACCCAATAATCCAAAAATCTTATCCCAATCATTACTATCTGTTTCTCTACCTTTCCTACGACCTGCTTTGTACTGTGGAAATACATCTCTACGCCAACAGTTCATAGAATCGTATGTTATGACTACCTCACCATATTTTTCATTGAACATGGTGCGATATAATCTTACAGAATTTAATATCATATGCCTGACCATTTCTTCATCTAACTGATTGTCATTCATTCTCAAATGCATCATTACAGATGCAATTGTAATCTGATTCATATCAACTAATATCATATTAAATACCTTAATTTAGAAAGGGTGGCACTTATTTTTTCGGAGGCCACCCCACTAAAATTCTTAATTAATTAAGAAGCGTATCCTACGCCATTTCCATAAAGTGCTTTGATACCAGCGGCAACGATTGCTTTATCTGCACCACCATTCATCAATAATTCACCAACACCAGCAGCAATAATTGCTTTTGAAGGTGTACCCATTCTATAGGAAGTACCTTTAGAATCTTTGTTTATGTAAATCATATAACCTTGACTTCTTAATTTGTCCACCATAGCTTGTGGTGAAGTTAGGTCAAATGTGTTTCTTAATGTTTTCCAAGTAATTGCCTCACCTCTTGTGAACGCATTGATTACTCTTTGTGTTTTTGATAGTTTTTTTCTACCCATAATTATAATCTCCTTTGATTATTAAATTTAAATTAACTAATTTTATGCCTCTGATAGTCATATCGGCAATTACTTTATGTAATTCTTTACTTATCATCATCTTCTTTTTCTTCATCTTTGATAAGTTCTTTACTTCTTTTACTATGTAAAGTTTCTTTATCTTCTTCCATATCTGATTTAAACTCTACATCTACCTCGTCATCTTCCTCTATAATTTCACTAATCATTTCAATAGTATCTGCAAGAAGTGGCGAATCAAATCTAGAATAATGTAAAGTTACACCATCTTCTGTATCTTTCTTTTCTGGCGACATTATCAATTCAATAAATCCTTGTATGATATGTGGTAAAGATTCCTGTCTTGATAAAGCACCTTTAATTACTTCTGACAAAAAACCTACATCTAAAATAAACTGTTCATCATCTATCTGATAACCATTTTCACTTAGAGTGTGTATCATCTGTACCATTACATTCTCAGTTATTATATCAATCTTAGCAAGTTTTTCTTTCATTTGTAACTGAGAATTATTCTTATCTAATTCTCTATCATACTTCTGTTTAATCCAATTAGAAGTTTTCTTATCGTATTTGTTAGATACAGGTTCAGAACCCCACGGCCCATAAATAACATTATCCATATCTGTATCTTTTTTGTCTGTCATGTTATAATTTTATTCTCAACTGGCACAACTGCACCAATGTAATTTAAATAGTTTTCTTTTATCTCTGGTTTAGGTTCATTAATAACAATAATATTACTTTCCTTAATATTCATTTCTTCATTATCTGCAAAAGGAATAAAAGGTGAAAAGTATAATTTAGTTTCTGCACTAGAGCCTGGATTTTGTGCCATTGGTATTAGTACAAAAGGTTTTTTAATCGTTGTCATTGTATCATCTGAAAATGTTACTTCTGCAACTATATCTTCACCTGTAGTTAATCTTAATAATTTTACTTCCATTACGATATCCTTTTTCTATTGTTAGTTCTTTTCTTTGGTTGATGTGGGCCTGGTGTTTCTGCAAACTTTCTCAACCACCTTTGTTTACCAGCAGCTTTTGCCAGTCTTTTCTTTTCACTTCTTTTTGTGTGAAATTGTCTTTCGTGTATTTCATTTAATCTGCCGTCATTTAAAACTTTCTTTTTAAACAATCGCATTGCTTTGTTAAAATCATCACCTACTTTTACACTTAAACCTGTAGACTTATCTTCTTTAATAGGTTTTTTCTTAAACTTTTTTTTCTGTTCATTACGAACTTGAAAATTTTGTCTAGGTTTATTTGAACTTGTTTTCAACTACGCAGCCTCCAGCATTGACATTGGAACTCTGTATGACCTACCATTATCCATATCAACTACAGCATTTTTTAGTAGGACTTTTCTAACTGTGCCTGGCGTTTTCTTAGTTTTCTGTACCACATAAACTTTAGTACCTGGCGTAAATTCTAATTTACCATTCATAACCATTAACTCACGAGCAAAATCCATAACCTCATTTAACTCACGATTATCTAGTTTCTTCATTTCTTTCATTAGTGTTTTATTCATATCTCATACCTCATTTATTCATCATTTAGTCATTATACCAGCGTCAAACATATATTGTCAACCCCTAATTTAAATAGAGTGGACCTGTCCATTGCATTGGGTATAAACCCTCAAATACATTTCCTCTGGCTCTGTTTAGTGCTGGAGCATTCCAACTAGCAGCTTTCAATACATCACCTTTTTTGAAATGTTTGTAATCTTCTTTAAGTACAAAAGCAGTAACAGAATTTTCCCTTACAACTTTGAAATACTTTCTACCCTCTGTAACTTTGTAATTATCTGGGGTATCTGTACCATAACCTGTTTCGTTATAGTCCTCTATCATTGCTTCAACCATATTTTTAGCACCTTCCTCTAGGGTAGTTGCCGGTTTTACTGATTTCATAATTTACCTCTCTTTTCTCAATTTATGTACCTATTATAACAGCATCAAACACCCTTTGTCAAGGGTATAAGTCATTGATTTTATTAAGAAAAGTAAATTAATTTAGAGCGGTTTGTAGATTGTAACCAATTCTTCCTTACCTTTTACCTTGATTTTGTCTACTTCTACTGATTTTATGGTTTTTAACTGTTTCATAGTATATGATGAATATAGAGTTGGTACAATATTACCCTTATTATCTTTGTAGTTTCTGGTAGCTGCCTCTAATCTAGCAGCAAGATTTACAGCATCTCCTATGACTGAATAGTCAAATCTAGTATCACTACCCATATTACCCACGATACAAGTGCCAGTATTGACACCAGAACCTATGTTGATATCTGGTAGTCCTCTTTCTTTGAAGTCTTTCTTTAATCTGTCTGTTTCTACTGCACACTCAATAGCAGTTTTGACTGCCATCTCTGCGTGGTTCTCACAATCTAGTGGTGCGTTCCAGAATGCCATAATACAATCACCCATATACTTATCAACTGTGCCACCATTTTCTAGAACAATCTTAGTCATACGATTTAGATAGTCGTTGATAACTTCAACTAATCCCTCTGGGTCATCTTTGTTTTTATAGTATTCTGATATTGGTGTAAATCCTACAATATCCATAAACAGAAAACTCATCTCTTTTCTTTCACCACCTAGTCTTAATTTACTAGGGTCTTTTTGTAATTCGGCAACTTGTCTTGGGTCTAGATAAGTTTCAAATTGTTTTCTTATTTGTTGTTTTAATTTAAACTCTAAAATAAATCTATTAAAGATACTATGCATACCAACGATAGTAATTACAATAATTACCCAACTGATATCAGATAGTATTAAATGTTTATTAAAAAGATAACAAGCAACTACCAAACTTGCACCATACAATACTACCATACTCATTCCAACAAACCAATATGGTGTAAATCTTGCAATCAGTATAACTAGAATACCTAATAAAACTGATGTAACTAATTCAACAAACAAACTTATATCATAACGATTAATTTGTTTACCATCTATGACAGTTTGTAAAGTAGATGCAGATAGTTCATAAGAATATTTTTCACCAACTGGCGTTGCAATAATATTACCTACACCCTCAGCAGTAGGTGCAATGATTACACTACGACCTTCAAACTTTGAGAAATCATTTTCAGATGCAGAGATAGTTTCAAACTCTTTGTTCCAATGTAACCAGATTCTAGCATTTGGGTCTGTGTTTATAATAGAATAACCTGGCACTCTTACTGCAATAATTCCACCCTTACCAGATTTTATTTGATAACTTGGAGCACCTGTTGCAACTCTAATAACTTCTATTGCCATTGTAGGATATGTTTTATCTTCTACTATCGGTGCTGATTGTCCTAATCTTCTTCCACCACTATATCCTAAAAATCTTTCTATCTTCATTATCAATGGTATTCTTCTCACAACACCATCTATCTCTGGTGCAGTATTAATTACCCCAACACCATCAGCACTTTGACCTAATTTTTGTATTGGGCCTAACATACCTTCCCACTCAAAAAGATATGGCATTGGATTACCTATCTTTGCAACTCCTCTATCAACAGCATTTCTATCTATCTGTGATGTTCCAACTTGTGCAATTACAACTCCATTGTTTTTAAGTGCTTTTGCAAGTTCATCATCACCACCCAATCTATCTTCCTCTGAAAATAGTATAGGTATCATAATAATACCAACACCTGCTTGTCTTAAATCATATATGATTTGTGCGAGTACATCTCTTTTCC